TGGGAGGGCTATGTCGATTCAATTACTATCAACCAAGCAGGTCTTTCAGTCACACACGGTCCGGTATCGCAGATTGCCAATCGAATCTTTGCTATTTATTCTGGTGTCGATACCAGTGTTTACCCGCCACAGATCGGGGTAAGAAAAAGAACACCCACTCAGAATAATTTGGTTTCCCAGGCTGCGTGGGGAATTTGGCCTCTGATTCTTTCTCTGGCTGGAGTAAGTGACGCTAATTCTGACCAGCTTGTGAGCATGTATCTGGGTGAGCATGGACATCCGGAAATAAATTCAAATTTTTCTTTTTCCGGCGAAGAAATTTCTCTGACAATCAACTGTCTGGGCTGGTTCACCACACTTAAATACCCCTATAACTATACGACCAATTCAGGTACAGTGGCGATCAGTACCCGTATGATACAGGTTCTCAATGCCAATCCCAATCCTGGCTGGATCAGCAGTGACTACACCAAAATTACAACCAATGCCACAGCCGTCCCACAGTTTGAAAATGACGATCAGCTTGCTATGGAACACTTGAGAGGATTGACGGCAATGGGGGATGCTGCCCTACAGCGGTATATCCTGGGTATCTATGAAGATCGAAAAATTAAATACGCGCCTGTCAGCACTCAGATAGACTACACACTCGAACTTCGCGACCCCAAACGACAGGTCTTCGATTCGAGCGGTAGTTTGGTCGCTCCCTGGAAAATTCAGCCTGGACAATGGGTGTTCTTTTCTGATTTTATTCCGAGTCTGGGTTCTCCTTTCCAAGATTTTCATCTTGATCCCAGGATGCTTCGAGTTGAGACAGTCGAATTCGATATGCGAACACCTTATGCCGTACAGTTTACAGGTGGTGTGGCATCTAAATACGAGCAAAGAAGCGCGCGTTTAGGACTGAGAGGGGCAGAAGTCTAATGGCAAGGCAACTACCAACTGATGTATTGATTTCTCCAGAACAAACTCCTGTTCCTGTCTTCAATACCAATCAATCCGGTCAAGCTATTTCTACAGATCAATTGCAGCCGACTCCAATTCCTGCTCCTGGTACTGTTCTGAAGTCTGATGCTACGACTCTGATCCCAACAACTACAGAGGCGCAGGACAAAACAACAGAAGGTCAGCGTCATATCAACCTGATCTGGGAGAATACTCAGAGTCGAATTGCTGTTTTTGTTGTGGGTGTAGGCGTGATTGTAAATTCAGTAGTAGTCGTCTCTATTATCTTTTTCAACAAAGAAACATCTGTTACACAGCTTGCTTTGATCTCAATTTGCTTGCAGTTCATCAACTTGACTACAGGGATTGTAATCGGTTTCTATTTTTCAAGAACAAATCATTCAGCTACGGGTGGTGTCGGTCCGCAACCTATGGATATGTATACAGGAAGATAAAATGAGCAACGACATAGTAGCTTCTCTAAATTTAAGGGTTGAACTTGAGACCATCAAAAGCATGGCAGTTATCTTGCTTGGCAGCGAGAAAAAACAATTAAAAAATCTTACAAAATTCTCGATTCCAGATGGCGGTTCCCCCATTCCAGCCGGTGTCTATCCTTTCTCTCCAGGTCGATACTCTCTACTGACCCCAGATGGTCTGGTCGAAATTAAAGAAGGTGACTATATCCTACAAACCCTAGACAACTGCTTCTACTTTATCCGGCTGGAGAAAACCGAGTAATGCCAATTGTACAAGTCCGCAATGCGTCAATGGAGCAACTCAATTCCGCTGATCTTCTCGATGTTGAGGAGAGAAATTTTGGTGCTGAATGGTATGACCATGCAGGCGGCCAGGTTATACTGCTCGGTACTGGCCCATTCACACTCAACTTAGACACAGAAAGAATAAATTCAGCGCCTGAATTTTATTCGATGGCTGCTGACATCCTCACAATTGCTGAAGCCGGACTCTATCTCTTTTCTTTTCAACTTATGCTGTCGAGCAATGGCGATGGCATCAATCGCATGTGGCTTGAACAAGACCCAGACACAGGCACATTCGTAGCCGTACCTTCAGTTATCACTCACATACCAACTCCGGCAATCACTGTGACCGGCAATTCGACAGGGATGGTAACGTCCTTGATTCAAGTAGGCATAAACTATCGCTATCGCATTCGTTATGAGCAGATTACAGGCTCTACTCCCTGTACAACTGTAGTGGATGGCTCCAAACTCTCCGTTGTACGCCTCTTTAAGAACGGTTGACATAACAACTATTTAGTCTGGTTCTAGCAATTCACAACAAGCACGTAAGTAGTTGTATATATCTCACTTCGCGTATAGTGATTTTAATATATAATATATAAGTATATATAATAGGAGAAGGGGCAACTACTGAAAGACTTGTTGTAAAAGCCTAGAATATAAAACTTATCAGGTCGCATAATAGACAAGTCTCAAACCGCCATGCTATATTGTGAGCATCAGATGGCGAAGGAAACAGATACTTCTACCAAGAGGGCGACAGGGGTTCGATTCCCCTCAATCGAGAAATCGATTGTAGTTTAGTTGGTCAGAACTCCTTCAGCAAGACACTGTTCCAACTACTTCCTCTGATAAAACAGAATGTTGGAAGTAACAGGCACACTTCGCTGGCCTTCGGCCAGTAGGCGGGTAGTCCGTCTTGATGGTTCAAATCCATCCATTCTTACTCGCCAGTGGTGGCTCTCAAGGGTCGTATCTTCTCATTAGAAGTTTCTTGACGACTGGTTGGGGCAATTGATGAAAGATAAAATAACAGGTCGGAGTCAAGAAAATATTGAAAACATGGTATCTAGTTTAATTAAGGATGAAGATACTAAGGAGCTACAAAAACTATATTATTCTTTAGAGAATTTCGACGCTTTAGTTTTAGTTCGCCAAGATATTTTTGAGTATCTAAGAGATCGTGGAGTAAGAGTTACGGGATAAGATTGTTCGGTGGTGTCAGATTAGAGTTACTTCTACTTCAGATAGAGAAACGTGAGTTCGAATCTCACTCAGGTCGAAAGACTTGATCGTCTAGGGGCAGGACGCTAAAATTTCTCTAATCGCCTGTTTCCCCGAACAATCTTTAAGGATGTTCTAGCAGAGTCGAAGGTCTGGGTTCAAAGCCCATAATGATCTGCCCGTAAAGGAATCCCGTAACCATCCGGTCGGGCTGATGGTGTAAATGGTCAGCACATCGACTCTGCTTTATAAGTAAAAAATGTGACGGATGGTGTTTGGTTACGGATACTTCTTGGGGATGTAAACCCGTAGCCGTCTCTTTCCTCCGTCACATTTTGTCAGTTCAGAAAACTGAATTGTGGATTGAAACAAAAGAAAGGTTTTAATACTGTGCTTAGTTTTTTAGCCTATAGTTTGACTGTTGTAATGCTTGTTACTGGAATGTTTGGCGATGTAGGGATGGGGCAGAATGTCCAGGTTACGACTACAAATGTAACTGAGATTCATGCCTGTGTAACTGGAAGTAGCTCTCAGTGTACTGTACAGGTCAATCAAGGCACGCATCTTGTCAAGGCCAAGCCGCTGCCGAGCTATCCAACCCCTCCTGGTTTTCACTGGAGTTGCGACCAAGCATCCGTGTATGTGATCACAAACAAAGCAGTAACGCTGCATTGCCGACTGTATCCTGGGTTCTGAATACTGTTTTTGGTTAAATAAGTCTTGTTCGGTGGTGAAGAAACACAGTTGCATCGATGTGGACTTAACTGGTAGCCAGCAAGTCAGTAGCCTTAACCGCAAGGAAAATCTTATTCTTGCAACACCAATAAGGAGACTTGCTAGGGAGTTGGTTCGAGTCCAACCCGTATCACAACAAAATCTGTGCTTCGCGGTTTCCCCGAACTAATTCGAGCTTGTGGCCTAGTGGTTAAGGCACTTGATTGTCAATCAAGAAATCGCCAGTTCGAATCTGGTCAAGCTCGCCTGAAAGACAAATAGTTTCTTCGTTCAAAGCGAAGCGGGGCGGAAGTCCGTAATCATTCGGCAGTCACGTAACTTAAATGGTCAAAGGGGTTTGTCTTTCTGTAACTGGTAAGCGTGATTCCTACTCTACGCTGGATCAGCCAGAGTCGAAATAATCTGGCAGAAAAAACAGGTATCCATTCCCTGTACTGAATGGCGGAGCGTTAGGCCAGCGCAATCGAGAGGGCGAGCCGGAAGTAGCCTGAATACTGGCCTTTATAGCGGGGTAGAGGATCGGTGTCCTCATCAGGCTCATAACCTGGAATGGATTGGTTCAACTCCAATTCCCGCTACCTGGCATCAAAGCGAGACTTCCTCTAAGATTACTGAAGTCAGCGCAATGCCCCAACAGTTTCAGGAGTTGAAGGTGTCGAAAGACTAGATTACCAGCTTTCAACTCCTGGGACTGAACGAATCGATTAGCCAGTTTGCGTCTGAGGCTTCTGGTTAATCGGTTCGTTCAGTCGGAAAAATAAAATTTTTCGATTATAAAGGATTTCAGAGAGTAATTGCACCTTACAAATGACTGTCGCCAGGTATAGGACTTGGAGACTCTGAAATCTGGTCAGACAACAAGGTTATCTTTATCAAACCTTAGTCACATAGGGCTTTTTATTGGGCGAATCACACACGAATACAAAGCCTTGCTGTCTGACCAGAATCCTATAGCGCGTTGGGGATGAGTGATGCCGGACACAGCGTAGGCTATAGGGTTCTTTCATGAGATTATGTTGGCTGGTGATAGGAAACAGTTACTTCTAAGTTCGATTCTTAGTACGGCTACCAGAGCGTCCTGGGCTAAACGTCTCGATGGCGGTTTAGCGATCTGTGACCGACAGTTTCCGCCAACCTTATAAAGTGTATACACGAAGCTGTCTCGTTAGCGCAGCGAACCTACTGCGACAGTGTGGGGGAAGGCTAAAGGGCTGTCCAGAAACGCCCTGGAATGACAACTTGAGTCAGTAAACAAGTCGGTATGGGACGGATGCCGTTAAGGAGTTCTGATCAAACTCTCTGTCCCCATCAGAGCGTAGCGCAGCGGTAGCGCACTTGTTTTGGGAGCTAAAGTTGCTTTGCAGATATTGCGGTAAAGATTTTTCTGAGGAACATTTTGAACTAGCAAATGTCTTAAATGGCATTGCTTACCGACGTAGAAAATGTAGAAGGTGTTATCAGGATACAAAAAACGAACGTAAAGATAGAATAAGGTCTTGGATTTTAGAATACAAAAAGGATAAGAAGTGCGAGAATTGTGGAATAAACGATCCTAGAGTATTAGAATTTCACCACCAAGACCCTTCACAGAAGGAATTTAATGTTGGGGATATTATTAGAAATGGCAAGTCTATAGAAAATTTAAGGGTGGAGATTGATAAATGTATTGTTCTGTGCGCCAATTGTCACAGAATAATACATTGGGAAGAAAGTCATCAGAGTGTGGTGTAATGGCAACACGCCTGGTTTGGGACCAGGGGTCGGGAGTTCAAATCTCTCCGCTTTGACATGCTGGTTGTGCCGGAAAATTCAATAGTTCGTGACGGTGCTATTGAGCATTACTGGTCGGCACAACCAGTATTAACCAATATCTAATGGGCCGAGTAGACGGTAACGCGCCGTGTTAGGCACGAAGTTTGCTGAAAAACGCAGCGGTGGGCCTCAACATTATGTTGTTTGTAGCTCAACTGGCAGAGCACCATCCTGTGAAGATGGTGGTTGTGGGTTCGAATCCCATCAAACAACCCTCAAGGATTTTTAGGAACAATCCATGAATGAAGTTTGGGTATTCAATCGAACCGGAGACTTTCAGTTTTTTGCTTGTGCTATCTTCTCGACTAAAGAACTTGCTTTTGAGTGGATTGTAAAAGAGAAATCGATTGGCATTCTGACAAAATATACTTTGGACAAGCCGGACGATTCAAATTTCCCTGAACACTATCATTTTGAAGATGAAGATGATTATTTAAGAATTAAATAATTTTGTTAGATGGCGCTAGATCGCTGTTACTTCGATATTTTTTGTTTCAGGGGATTGTATGGAACTTTTCGGATTTAGAATTACGTTAGCCAGAGTGTTTGTATTCGCAATCATTACAGCGATTGCGATGGCAGTTCCGGCCATTCGGAACTTTCTGTGGCTTATCCTGCCATTAGGGAGTGGAAACGATGACATCATAGAAGGGTTTGCTTTAGGGATAATTTTCGTAATTTTGTTTGTCAAAGTCTGGACAAGAATCCCAGATGCTCTACACCAGAAAAAGTAATCTCAGAGAAAGAAGAAAAAGTGAAGAAAAATTTTATTTTCTCCGTATTGCTGTTTGTTTTGTTTGTCCTCTCCGGCTGTTACCGTAATCGCCAAGTTCAGTCCTATCAAGTCGGTCTAAAGCTCGATGACGGTGTTTCGATTACAACTGTCGTCGGACCTGGCCTTTATAGCAGCGGCGGCTGGTTTGCCGATCTTGTCACCATCAACGGCTCCAATATCACGACTGCCTGGAACGATCCATCTCTTGTCACCAGGGATAAGCAGCCTATCGGTTTGACGATGGCGATCTCCTTTGCCCGCAAGCGCGATTCCGAATCGATCAAAAAACTTTATAATGACTATCACACTGAAGCCCTGGATGATACCGCATTGACCACTCTGGTTCTCTCTCGCGTGCCATCCGTTGCCAAGACTATCACGACCAAATATACACTTGATCAAATGCTTGGCATTGCTGAAGGCGCGCAAGCGGTAGGGCGTGAGGCGACAGCTAAAGAAGTCTTTGACTTGCTTAAGGCCGAAACTGACAAGCTCAGTGTCGAACTGACATCTGTCCAGATTTCCGACATTGCTGTGAGCGATGAATTTAATAAGGCTCTCAATGCCAAAGCTCAGGCACAGATCAATATCGAAGTTGCCCAACAACAGACCAAACTGATCACGGAACAACTCCAACAGGAAAAGGCGACTACCCAAATCGAACTGGAGAAAGCCAATCGTGAGAACTTGGTCAATGAGCAAAAGGCCAAAGCCTATGAGGAAAGTCCACAACTTCTCCAGCTTCGCATGATGGAATTGACCGCACAGATATTGGATGAAGGCGATACTGTGATCTATGTACCTGAAGGCTCGAATATCACCAGTGTCTTGACTGGCAATGCTCCAGTGATTCCAGCCAACTAAACTTACTAGGTCACATAATAGACAAACCCTTGTGAGGTCTGGTATCTTAGTGACGTTGGATGGCGTAGGCAGCGGCTACTTCATGCTAAGAAATACAACCGCAGCCGTCAATTTCCTCCGACAAACCGAATAACAGTTGAGTGGTGATAGTTAGAGATACATCGGAATTCCGTTAAGGAATTAGACCAGTCTAACTGCCGTTTCCCTCAACACTAAAAGAAAATAGCTGGATGGTGATGGTTAGAGTTACTTCTTGCCAGGGGAAACCCAACCGCCTCATAAGAAAGAGGCAACCGTCGAAAGACGGCAACTCTCGCCGCTGTTTCCTCCAGTAAACTCTTTAGTGTTTTGGACACGGAAAATAAAATTTTCCGTGTTTTTTATTTTTAATTTCTCAGAAAGAGAGCCAAAAGAATGAAGACCAATACTCCGGTAAAGCGAGAGAAGTTAGTTACCCATGAAGGCGGGCGTGCGGTGAATATCAACGCCGAGAAGATGTTGCGGCGTTCATTGATGTCCTGTCTCTTATGGGAGCAGGAATTCTATGAAGACGGCAAGACCATCGCGGATCGTCTCGCAGAGCTTGTCCCACAGGTCGCTCCGGCGAAGGTGGCGGCAATGGCTATCGAAGCACGCGAACAGATGAAGTTGCGCCACGCGCCTCTCTACATTGTTCGTGAGATGGCGCGCCACACTTCCCACAAACCATTCGTGGCGGAAACGCTCGGTCGTGTTGTGCAGCGTGCCGATGAAGTGGCGGAATTTCTCGCTATGTATTGGAAGGATGGCAAGGTTCCGGTCGCCCACTCTGTCCGTAAGGGCTTGGATGTGGCAGTTCGTAAGTTTGATGAGTATGCGTTGGCAAAGTATGACCGTGAAGGGGCGGTGAAGTTGCGTGATGTTTTTCGCATTGTTCACCCTGAGCCAAAGGATGAGGCTCAGTCATCGCTGTGGAAGCGGGCCATTGCCGGTGAATTAGAGACTCCCGATACCTGGGAAGTCGAGTTGAGCCGGAACGATGGGATTGACAAGATGACCAAGTGGGTTCGTCTCTTGACTGAGAAGAAGTTAGGTGCATTGGCCTTGCTGCGTAATCTCCGCAACATGGAACAAGCGGGTGTGAGTCGTTATTTGATTGCGGAAGCCATTCGTGAGATGTCAACTTATCGACTCTTGCCTTTTCGCTTTATCGCCGCAGAACGCTATGCGCCCCACCTTTCCGATGTTCTGGAGAGCAAGATGCTGTTGATGTTGTCGGATGCCAAGAAGCTGTCTGGCCGTACAGTCATTCTGGTCGATGTCTCTGGTTCGATGAATATGGAGCTTTCCGGTAAGTCTGATATGAAGCGTATCGATGCGGCTTGTGGTGTGGCGATGGTTGGTCGTGAGATGTGTGAAGAAGTGGAAGTTTTCACCTTCGAAAACAAAATCAACACCATACCTAATCGACATGGTTTTGCCCTCCGCGATGCTATCGGTTCACCACGCGGCGGGACGGAGCTTGGTGCAGCGGTTCGAGAGATGAACCTTCGCAGCTATGACCGCTTGATTGTCGTCACCGATGAGCAGAGCCATGACACTGTAGGCGATCCAAAAGGCAAGGGCTATATGATCAATGTTGCCTCTCACCGCAACGGTGTCGGCTATGGGAAGTGGACTCACTTCGATGGAATGAGTGAGAACATATTCGGTTACATAGTTGAGTCTGAGAAAGAACAGATGTAAGATAGAGATTGCCAGGGACTCAAGGACGCGGACTAACAAGGTAGAGGGAAGGTCAGACTTCCCTCTACTGTCCACACAGAAAAAGATTCTACAGAAAGAAAAAATTAAAATTTATGACCTACACCATCAAAGTATTAGCCAAACTAATCGAGCTAGGGCAGTTGGGCATCAACCAGGAAAAGACAACTCTGGTTTTTCGACCTTTCAATCCTGGCGATCCCAGGGTGAAATTTCTAGCTAAGAACACAAACTGGCATCCGGTTCGGGATTGCAAAGATGTTCTCCAGGCGACAGCGACTCTGGAGAATTTTTATAGCATGGAAGAAACTCAACTTCGATATTTGCCCACAGATAGAGTGGTGAAGTGGGTAACAGAAGCGGCAGAGCTTTTGCCGGATTTTATGTCGCCTATCGACAAAGAGTTGAAGGCTTCGGCTCTCTTTGACTGGCAACAGGACGGGGCTAGGTTTCTCTATCCGAGAGATCGAGCCATGCTTTCTCTTTCCCCTGGCTTGGGTAAGACCCTCACTTCTGCCTTCGCAGCCGGATTAAGAGGGTTCCATACGATTCTGGTTGTCTGTCCCGCCTCCCTTTTGTTTTACTGGAAGGGCGAGTTGGAGAAATGGAAGGCGGATATACCGCTCGCTCCATTCGCCTATATTTGGCATCGAAAACTAGGCCAATTAGAGAATGTAACTGTTTTCCCTGAGTATCAGCAACAATGGATCATCACCAATCCAGAGACAGCCGCCAAGTATCAGAAAGAATTGGGGGCTATGCCTTTCGATTGCATGATTGTCGATGAATCGATCATGTATAAGCACCGTGAATCTCAGCGATCTCAGGCCATGAAAGACCTGGCTAAGAACTTCGAAACAGTCTGGTTTCTGACGGGCGCACCGGCAACTAAAAACCTAGATGATATGTGGCATCAGTTTCATATTCTGAAGCCTCAAGGCTATCCGAGTTACTGGCGATTCACTCGAAGCTATTGCCTGGTCGATGACGATGTGTGGGGCAGTAAGGTTATTGGAAATATTCCAGGAGCCGAGAAAAAAATAAAAAATAATTTTGCTGATATTTATTTTTCTCGCACTCAGGACGATGTGGCCGACATTCCTGACTGGATCATGGAAGACATCGATATTCCTATGCTTCCGGCTCAGGATGAAGCCTATGAAACATTACGGAGTGAACTCTATATTCGGTTGGAATCGGTAGACCCGAACCAGGTCATCACAGTCGGCAACCATTTGGCTTTGATGATCCGGTCCGTCCAGGTAGCATCAAACCCCCTTCTGGTCGGGGGAGTTGACTCAGCCGGAAAATGGGATGCTGTCCCAGAATTGATGAACATCTATCCTGGTCCCTATATTGTCTGGGTAAATTTCATCGAAACCGGACTGGCGCTTCGAGATAAGTTTGGCAAAATGGGCATGAATGTGGCTCTCGCCAATGGCTCTACCAAGATGGAAGACCGTAACAAAATGGTTGATGCTTTTCAGAGGGAGGAACTCGATGCCATCATCCTTAACAATCAGGTGGGAAAGTTTGGGTTTACCCTCACTAAAGGTCGAACAGCCTTCTTTGTTGAACGCATGTATGACGACAGTTATTTTCAATGCCTCCACCGAAATCGAAGAATCGGAACTACGCAATCGCCAATTATTGTCAATATGCGATCTGTTACCAATACTGGCGGACAAACCATCGATCATCTTATTCATTCCACACTTGATTACCGTGTTGGAATGATCAAGCGGGTAACGGCAGCCGATTTGAAGAAACTTTTTGGGCCGAAAAAATGATTAAAAAAACTTACAAAATTTTTGAGTTGAAGAAAGAATACTACAACACTTACTCAGCCAATTATGTGTTTGGCTCAGTCTTTGTTCCGGTGGACGAACTAGAGACAAAAGAACAATGTGAGCAAGTAATCGAAAGTATGGGGTTGTGGGGCGAGCAATATGCTATAGTGGAAGTATGGGAAAGGGTGAATGAATGAAAAGATCAGTTGTCGCCTACGGGGTAGATGAACCTACTCTCGTTATCGAAGTGGATACAGGGGAAGAAAAAATGAGTTTTCAGCAGCAACGTATTCAAAATATGTCAGACGAAGATGCCCATCGCCAGGAGCTTATGCGGCGTCGGCTGGAGAATCCAGATGAGAAGAAGCAATTCCGTAAAGCCTTTGCTTTCAAGGCAGGGGCGGATTATTCGACTCTAAAGCCTTTTTGTGAGGACGTGATTGTCTGTATCGATGGCTTTGCAGATCATACCGATGTTGTACGGGCCAAGCTCGAACTGGCTTTGGCTGACTATGATTCTGATCGGGATGTACTGGTTGTGATCGGGCGATCCATAGACAATTTAATGGTCGGTTTGATTGTGGCTGAGAAGGTTCGACAGAAACCAAACGCTCGACAAAGTTTTGCAATTGCGGTATACTATGGCTTCTCTTATAGGTTCTACGAAGTCTATCTTGACCCGACAATCGAGACACATCGTATCCAAATAAAGTAGAAAAATAAAATTTTTTTCACCGACACAGAGAAAGAAGACAGAATGCCCAGAAAGTCGGTTGCATACTCCAACACACGTCTTACAACCTTCAAACGCTGCCGCCTAAAGTACCATTGGCAATATGTGGATAAGCAGGAATCGAGCGGTTCCGCCAGAGCCTTACGGCGGGGCGCAGCGGCGCATTTGGCTATGGCGGCCTACTATCGTGGTTCTCCCATCAAAGAGGCTGTAGCGCACGCCTGGGAGTCCTACGGGGCAGCCTCCGAAAAGGGCTTTGGCTACATGAGCGATCTCGATTTTCTTCTGACCCGTTACTTTAAGTGGGCAGCGGTGAATGATCTTTGGAAAGTCGAGATGGTTGAGGAAACTGTCGAAGCGGAGTACAACGGGATCAAGCTGATGGGAATTTGGGATTTACTCGTTCGTAAGAACGGCCAGCTATGGATAGTCGATCATAAGTTCCAGAAGTCCCATTCCTTTGCCAACCTGGAAGTTGATCCCCAAGTCAGCCAATACATTGCTTTGGCTCGACTCAAAGGATTGAGAGTTGCCGGTCTAATCTATAACATTATCAACTTGGAAACTGGACAGACCAAAGAGATTGCATTGCGGCAGCAGGTAGGGCGTCCCGATTATTTTGTCCAGACCTATTTGGATAGCCTTGCTCCCCAGATCAAAGAGATGAGAAAGGCACAGCGGGGAACACTGCCGATTTATCCCAACTGGACAAAGGACTGTTGTTGGGATTGCTCCTTCTATCGCAAATGTATTGATGACCCTTATACCAAAGGAGTATCGACAAGATGACCGAAGAAAAAATTAAAAAATTCTTTATGAACCATATTCATGAGTCGATGTTGCCGGAACCTATCGAGCAAAAAATCGATGAGGAAAAGAAGCAAGCTGTTTTTACCTACCCGCTGGATAAGGGTTCTTGCCAGCGAATCTATTCTAATTGGGCCTATACGATTTATCTCTCTTAAATCTTATTAGGTCGCATAGTGGATTTTGGGGCGGGTTGTTTTTATAATCAAGGAGTAGAACAAATGAGTGATGTAGTGAAGGAAAACGAAGTCGATGAACAGGAAAACACAGAAGGAGAAGGGACAGAAGATGAGCTAGATGCCACAGAAAACGAGACAGAAGAAGGCAAGTTCGAGAGAGTTGACGAAGAAGATGATGAGGAAGAAGAAGGCGGTTCTTTTGGTACTTGGGACAGTAGCATTGCTGCCAAGCGTTTCAAGGTTCTGCTCTATGGTGTAGCAGGAACTGGCAAAACAACAATGGCGGCAACTTTTCCAAAACCTCTTTTTCTCGATTTGGAAGGTGGGATGCTCAGTACCAGGCGAGTTGGACCTGTTCTGAGATACCCTAAGAATCCAAGTGAAGACATCAAAAGTTACCCGCAAGTCGTGGATTTTTATAACGCTATCGTGGCGGACAAAAACCCACAGTTCGAGACAATCGTAATCGACTCGCTCAATGAGTTGCAGCTTTTGGTAACATCGTATGTTGTCGGCAAGTTTCGGAAGGTCACACGTCAATACGACGATCAGATGACCCTTGCCGATTATGGCAAAGCCAATCGAGACTTTGCTAAAGTAGTACGGCTCTTTCTTAAGCTCCCTTATCATGTGGTCTTTACAGCAGCGTCCAGCCAGAAGGAATTTGGCGACGAAGGGGCTTTACAGATTGCGCCGAAGTTTGTCGGGAAACAAGTAGGGCCGGATGTGCAGCGCATGATGGACATGATCGGATACTGCTTCGCCAAGCGAATGCCCAATGGAACCAGTGAACATTATGTCAGTTTTCGCATGACCGCTGACTATCTGGCAAAAGATCGTCTGGGGATTGTAGATCGGGATATTCCCAACAGTTTTGATGCTTTAATGGAAAATATGAAAGGTAAGTAAGATGGCTAAGACGTTTAACACTGGCTCGCGTGGGGGAAATCTCCACAAAGACGGTATCTACCAGGCAGAAATCACGGACGCGGAAGTGACAACTGCACAGAGTTCCGGCAATGAGCAGATCAAGGTACAGTTGGCGATTCTCAAGAATGGCCGTGCTGCGGGCAATGTCGTCATGGATTATCTGACAATGACTGAGGCTGCCGAGTGGCGTTGGAATCAGTTGATGGATGCGCTTGAAGCTCCAGCCAACGTTGACATCGATCCGGAAACCTGGCTTCCTGGTAAAACGGTCTATGTTCGTTTGGAGATTTCTGAGTGGAATGACGAAGACCGCAACAAGGTCAAGGCGTATTTGAGTGACGCGAAGGCGATGAAGTTGATTGCGAAGGAAGCAGAAGCGGGCGGCACAGCCGAGCCAATGGCGACCGATTCCGGTGCGAAGGCAAATGCTCGTAACCGTACCAAGTCGAACGCACCTGAACTGAGTTCTGAGGAACGAATGCCTCTGTAGGGGTGGGATGAAACTAGAGTAAGACTGATTTAGAGATGAAGTTGGGTTGCCCTATCGGTTGATAGGGCAACCCTGATCAGAGGAAAAATTTTAAGGAGAAACACAGAAATGGAAAATAAAAAATATATTTTGGTTCGTAGACTAGGCGATAGCCTTGACTCTGTTCTCGATTACATTGAGATAGATGTTAATCAGTATTTAGAAGAAGGTTACGTACTGGCAGGGCCATTGGTCTACCAAACGTGTGACAACTCAGATGATTATGATTGGCATATAGCTATTCAACCTATGATATTCAAGCCTTAAAAATTCTAGGAGAAAAAATGAATAAAAGTTTTGTTGCAGATACCAGAGAACTAAAAGAAATCCAACATTGCCTTTTTTATGCGGAGAATCTGGCGCACGGCACAGTCGGCCACAATCTCCTGATGTTGGGTGCAAAGGCTTTTGGGGCATTGGGGTTCTCTCTCGACAGTCACCATCAACTTCTATTTCAGGGTCGCTGGATTGATATTTCAATCCCTATCGAAGTAACGATCACACACCAGGAAGTCCAATAATGCGTGTACTTTCTATCGATCCAGGCTTTACTACAGGAGTCGCTATCTACGACGATGACGGCAATTTGGAGTGTGCGATGGGAGTTACCCGCAGAGGACTTCATCGCAACGGATTTTTTAATTGTCTGACCTCGATTGCCAAGCCCGACATCACCCTAATCGAATCTTTGCCGATGAATAATGTGACGTCAGAAATGATGGCGATTCACTCACACATCACACAGTGGTTTAACATTGCCAGTTATCCAGTCGAAATGATTAAGCCCGTTCAGTGGAAGGGATTGATCGGACGAGTCGAAATTCCAGGGCAACACGCTAGAGATGCAGCGACAATGGCTTCATGGTGGCTGGCTCAGAAAGGGATTATAGTGAGCGATGGACAGAACAAGTGAATTAAAAGAAGACTATGAGGCAATGCAAGGATTGATCGAGCAGTTTCAGCAGCGCCAAACTCTCAAAGTAGAGCCAGATGCCAATCATCGCTGGTATCTCTTTGAGAAAGAGGGGCGAGAATCTTGGATCGAGCAATACAATCCGGAGATGTACGAGTACATGAGACTTCAGTGGGGCGGGAGAAAGGGTTGGACAGTGACCCCAATTGATATTTTTAGGACAAGCTAATGACTCCACACGAAGAAACAAAATTTATAATTATGGGCTTTATCGAGACATTGCCTGATGAAGATAAAGCTGAAGTTAAGAAATGTGCTGATGATCTTCGTCAAAAAATGAAGGAATCACCTGTTCATTGGGGGCTGGCTATTGCTTTAGTCGGGGCAGAAGTGGCGGCACAGGAATGACGGTTAAAGAACTGATTGAGCGGTTGAAGGTTATGCCTTCAGAAATGCCTGTCTATATTGGGGATGTTTCGCTAGGCCCACTGCAAGTCTATGATGTACTACAGGAAGAAATTGATGAGAGCGAGTGGGAGAAGGGTGAATTTCTTGGCTACAAGAAGATTACTGTGATTGTTCTGTGGAGATAATCAATGACACTCCTACTTCGTGAAGATATTTTAGCCTGTAAGGGATTGCCCGTTGCCATCGACACCGAGACAACCGGACTTCACTGGTATTCGGATGGCATTATCGGCATTGGAATTCACTGTCCAAAGGCAGGGGTTTCCGGCTATGCCCATCTTTGTCGCTATGACACAATCGATTGGGGGAAGGCCAAACACAAAACAGAGTGGTTGGGGCAGATGGATTTCTCTAAATCCAAGCGCGGCCGTCGCGTGATGGAAGAAAGAATTTTTTTCGAGACAGCCATCCAAGCCACTCCTGAACCAATCAGGGCGGCCCACTTTCTTCCGGCTGTCTGGGAGATTGTCCAAGACCCTCACACACTTCTGATCGGTCATAACCTCAAGTTTGATGCTCACTTTTTGGGACTGAAGCTGTGGGAAATACCGTGTCTGATTATGGACACAGCAATTCTGACCCACTTAGTAGACTGCCGACTGAGGAAATCACTCGCTTCAGCAGAAAATAAATTTTTATCTTCCGACTCGAAGCGAGCGCACGTTTCCGAAGCAGACAAACGATTTGGGAAAATGCCCTGGATGTGGGGGGAAAAAGTTCTCGAAGATTATTGTACCAATGATTGTGTTGTGACCTACCAACTGGCCGAGACACTCATGCCCAAAATTCGTGAGATGGACTTGGCTAAGTTTCTGACTGTCCAGATGAAATATTTGAGACTACTGCAAAAAATAGAGTGGCGTGGTTTCCGTGTAGAGGAAAAATTTTGTCATGACGCTATCGCAGAGTTTGATCGAAACATTGTCAGTCTTGAGCGCGATCTTTTTGATGCTGTGGGTTATACGTTCGATTATCGTAGCTCAAACCAACTCTCTGATGCGATTTATGAGTCTCTTGGAATCGACAAACCTAAAAATCCTTTCGTGGATGATTGGGGAGTCCCAAAGAAGACACCGGCAGCGAAAATATATACAAAAACGGCAACGGGTACGCCGCTACTGGTCAAGCATGATCACCCACTCAAGACAACGATCATCGACCTACGTGAAACAATTAAGCTCAAGGAATATGCGGAAAAATATTTAATTTTACGTGACAGAGAGGGCTACCTACATGCAAGTTTCAATCCCACAGGAGCTATTACCGGAAGGCTGTCTTGCTCTGATCCTAACCTACAACAACTCGCCGCAAGATACCGAAAATATAATTTGGAATCTGCCTATACAGGTGGGAGCGAGCGCGTTGGAGGCTATAACCTACGTCGCTCCTTGTGCAGTAGACCTGGCTACAAAATCGTCAGTGTTGACCATAAGCAGCAAGAAGCCCGACTCTTAGCCATTCTCTCTGGGGAACCCACTCTCCTGAAATTCATGGCCGAACGTCAAGACATTCACATGGCTATTGCCATTCAGGTATGGGGTGACTGTGGAAAAGAAAAAAATAAACAGCATCGGGAGTGGTCAAAAGCAACTGTCTTTGGTATCTGTTATGGAATGAGTGACGAGAGTCTTCAGGAACACTATAACAAACATAGCATCGATGCCAATGCTGTCGAAGTGAAGGCACAATTCTTTGGGACTTTCAGGGGACTTCAGCCCTGGTTTCAGAGAACCATGAGAGAAATCGAAGTTGATGGGGGTATTCGTTACTGGTCCGGTCGCTACTGGTTCCCCTACTTCCCCTCAGAAGCCTACAAAGGCATCAACGCCATCATTCAGGGCGGCGCGGGGGATTTTCTGGCAGTTGTACTCACGCGGGCCGATCAAGTGCTTACAGCGACAGGATGGGGCTATTTGATTTCAATCATTCACGACGAAGCTCTGTTCGAGATTAAAGAGGAATTTATCGATGTTGCCGCTCCAGTCCTGGCAAGTGTCATGGAAGGTTTTGACATCTTTGGAGTGCCTTTCTTGACTGACATCGAAGTAGGCGACAGCTACGGATCATTGGAGCCGTTTGAGACTGTAGTTGATATTTCCCAGATTGATTGGCAAGAATATCTTCGTACCCCTGTTTTCCAGTAGTTGCATTATTCTTAGAAGTATGTGAAAGTTATAAAAATAATATAATTTTACAGAGAAACTTCTTTTCGCATAACTACAGTAAGTGAAGAAAGAAGACCAGAATATGAGTAGCAATATAAAGGCTATTGAAACTGTTTATCAAGGCTATCGTTTTCGCAGCCGACTTGAAGCACGGTGGGCTGTTTTTCTGACTGAAATGAAAATTGTCTGGGAATATGAAAAAGAAGGATTTGACCTGGGCAGAGAAGGTTGGTATCTCCCTGATTTTTGGCTGCCAAAGCAGGATATGTGGTTGGAAATTAAGCCTAAATTAGAAGGTGATCCAGACTTAAAGGGACAGTCTTTGTGCTATCAACTTTCTCTCCATACTCGTAAAGTTGTTGGTTTGATTCAGGGCAATCCTGCTAAGAATCTTGTCGATGGCATTAACTGTGACTTTTCTTTTTTTCTCTTTGGCGGACTGCCCTGGGATTTATTTATTGATGATGAGCCTTTTCCTAACTCAGACATTTTTGAGGGGAGCTATTTTTGGGGAAGTTCTCATTTTGAAAATCTGCGCCAGTTTGTTCTCCTTCAAGCCAAAGAAGGAAAATATCTTTATTTCTCGGATATAGAAGAACTATCAATTCATGCACTAGATGAAGTAAGTCGAAGAAGAACAATTATTGAACTGGACAAACTCTATTACCACCGAAAATACAATAAAGAGCATCCAAGATGGAGAAGTAATAGCCGAATCTGTCCGGCTTATTTCAGCGGGAATGGTTCTGTTTTTCCTGACATAGATGACAACCAGATTTATGAAGAATTAGATATGAAGGTTCAGAAGGCTTTAGAGAAAGCTCGTTCTGCTCGCTTCGAGCATGGTGAAACACCCTAGAAATAAAAAATTTTATGAGAGAGCTTTCACTTTTTTCGGGAGTGGGCGGTGGGATTTTAGCTTCGATACTGCTCGGACACAGAATTGTCGGAGCCGTTGAGATAGATAAATATTGCTGTTCTGTCTTAGAGCAGCGACAGAAGGATGGTGTGCTTGACTACTTCCCGATCTTTCAAACTGACATCCGAGAATTTATACAGCACGGCTATGCAGACCTTTACAAAGGCCACTGTGATCTCGTTTCTGGGGGTTTTCCCTGCCAGCCCTTCTCCCATGCCGGAAAACGTAAAGGGGCCAGAGACAGCCGCAATATGTGGCCTGAAACTATCGAAGTGGTTCGCAGAGTTGCGCCAGAATTTTGTTTTTTCGAGAACGTCCCTGGGCTACTATCCTCCGGTTACTTCGGAAAAATCATCGAAGACCTGGCCGAAAGCGGGTATGGTGTACGATGGAGAATTTTATCCGCAGCCGAATTGGGAGCGCCGCATAAGCGTGATCGCCTCTGGATTGTTGCACACACCAACCGTTTACGACGCTCAGGGGATCAAGCGATCTCTGGAAGGGTGGGAGAAACGGGCAGCCTTCAGGAAATCGATAGGACGGGATCATATAGCTCCGGCTGGTCTGAGCGAACAGATTTGGCTGGAAGAAAACAACATTCCGCTGATGATCTCGAAGTGGCCGACGCCGACAGTGGACGACGCCAACAATGTAAGCCGGAAATCGGGGCAGTACCAGAGCCTCAGTCGAGTGTTCTTTCAGGCGACGGATGGTGGGACACTCAACCCGCGCTTCGTAGAATGGTTGATGGGTATGCCGGAAGGACACTTGAACTTAGAGCCGCTGGAAATGCCCAAGTTCCTCAAGTGGCGGCAGCAGCGTGGCGATTACTTACTGGAGAATAAATCATGAAAGACGGCAGCTATAAGATTAAAAAAGGCGATCTGGAATTTGTTGAGGAAATCAAAAACAACCAAACATCAGATGGCTGGTGGGTAGTTGAGTTGGTGTTGATGGGCTATGAATTTACGTCTATAAATGAGTCAGAAGAAAATAAAAAAAATTCCGATAGCAAGGATGCTATATGACCCTCTCCCGAACATATTACGAAATTTTCTTCTCAGACTCGACAAATTTTTCCCAGATCATGCCCACAGCGAAGGGCTATGAATACCGGACACAGACCGGAATTCCAACCCTGGAGCTTATCCAAAAGCATCTGGATCGGGAAGAAGTGCTTGGAGCCTACACAGTCAATCCTGGCAACCATGTTCGGTGGATCGCCTTTGATATTGACTCAAAGGTAGGCATTGAGAAAGCCAGAGAGATTGCCAAGAAGATAGCAGATTTTCTCAAAGAAAATAAAATTCCCTATGCTATCGAATTTTCGGGGAGTAAAGGCTATCATATCTGGATTTTTCTGATTGAAAAGACAGATGCGAAAAGAGCCAAAGAATTTGGGGAAAAGCTGCGAGATTTTTTTGGCTTTGCCAAGACTGGAAAACTCCATGTCGAAGTCTATCCAAAACAAGAGAAACTGGAAAAAGATGAGATTGGCAGCCTTCTTCGCTTACCTCTGGGCAGGCATCCTGTAACTTTTAATGAAGCCAAGTTTGTCGGTATGGACCAGTGGGAAGAAGGTCCGGCATTGGGGCCGGAAAAATTTTTTGAAGACAAGATAGATATAGATGCGCTCGAAGTAGCTTTGGAAACACTTGATCCCGCCGAACAGATCGCCAATATCCTGGGCGAGTATTGGGAGACGGGCCAACGTCATCAAGTTACCCTCTGTACTTCTGGGATGGCGGCAAATGCTGGCTGGTCACAGGAAAAAACTAAAAAGTTAATTGAAGAAATTCACGTACTTGTACCACAAGGCGAACTTAAAGATCAGCTAAAGGCAGTCGAAACAACTTATAAGAGATTGGCAGACGGCAAGACTGTTTTAGGGGAGAACGGGCTGGCTGTTTTTATTCCGGCTAAAGTCCTTATGGAAGTTAGGAAGTTGATGGGAGTTGTCACATCGACCCTGATTGTCCAGACCTTAGACGCTATCAGGCTGGAGAAACAGGCTGGCTTTCTCAAAGTCAGGTATGCAGCACAAGCAATTATTTCTTATCTCTTAGAAAATGGGCGGCTGGTCAGAGATGATGCACACGTTTTTTGGCTCAATCAGGAAGATCATAAACTAACGCTTGTCAGTAGCTATGCCTGGACAAGACTTCTTCACAATGCAATCGGTATCAATACCGCCGAGAGCTTTGGGCGACAGGTAGCAGAGGCAGTCGAGCATTCGGCATGGAAGGCAGCCAAAGAAGTCCTGGTCAGGAAGCGATCCTGGTGGGATAAAATAAATAAAATTTTATATTTGAATTTAGGTGGGCCGGAAGTCTATGTGATCGACGGGGATATTCTTAATTTGAGGGTGGTTTATAACGGTGAAATCGATGTCCTCTTTAGAAACTCAGAGGACACCTTAACTCTGCCAAACCTTCTCGAAGAAGATAACACCATCGATCCCTGGAAATTACTTGTAGATGATGTGAACTTTAAGGAAACCGACGCTACTATAATTCAGCAGCGGCAGATGCTTAAAGCCTGGATATGTGCCATGTTCTTTCCGGAAGCACTCCCAACACGCCCAATTCTGATGATTCTAGGGGCGAGTGGTTCGGGAAAGACTACAACAGCCAGAAGAATTTTGTGGCTGATTGAAGGAACCCAAGAGAATGTGTTAGGTCAGGTTCCTGATAAACCGGACGCACTCAGAGCAAGTATGGCCGCGCACCGGATGGTGGTGATCGACAACATCGAGAGAACCAGTGTGAGTTGGTTGCCGGATACTCTAAATAGAGCAGCAACAGGCAGCCAAGTCGAACTCAGAGAGCTTCACACTACAAACAGGGTACAAAAAATTGTTTTTAATGTTTTTATGTGCTTGACCGGAACCGATATTCCTTTTTCAGAGGAAGCAGTCTATACCCGTATTCTTCCTCTCGAACTGGCTCATTTGGATGTGTATGAATCAGAGGCATCGGTCCAGTCCAACATCGAGAGCAATTTTGTGGCTTTCTGGCGGGGAATGCTCTTAGAGCTAAACAAGGTAGTGGCTGAACTAAAGGCGCATCCTGAATTGAGTGTGCCATCGCAGACACGGTTGGCAGATTTTCATACTTTTTGTGAGAGAATCAAGGGGGTAGACTTCATTGATGCTGACGAACTCATGAAGGGGATTGTCAATCTGGTCGATAGCCAGAAGGAGACACTCAAACAACACAGTCCTTTTATCAACATTCTAGATGGGCTAATCAAGACGCGGCCGGAAGAAATGACCTCTGCCATGACAACATCAGAATTATTCGCGAGAGCGCAACGCTATGCTGCACAGCACAAACAACGTTTCGACTGGTCAAATGCTCAGGGACTTTCACGCCATCTTGATATGCTAGAGGAATCCCTGAAGAAACATTACGGACTGGTGATCAAGCCGGATCGAGTGGGCGGCAGAGAAATTAAAAAATATTTATTTGGGGCAGCGGTGATAGCAGCCAAAGCCGCAGCCGGAAACCCGAAAGGAAACTAAAATGCCAAATCCAATTCCTGATTGGGACCTGGCTCGTCGCCTGGTCAAATTTGTGGGAATGAAGCAGATTATAGGGGAAATTGCTACAGTTAGAGAAACCAGTGTAACCATCGGTGTCGGGCGGGAACGCCTGGAATCACTGATGAAGGAAAGGGGAATAAATTATAAAATTATTCCGAGTAATGAAGCATCCGGTAAAGATTTTATTATGCTTGAATACGTACCGCACAATCTGGCTTTGGATGCCGGTATCTCCAACCGAGAACTTGATATTTCTTATCGAAAATTTATAGACCGCCAGCTACGAGTACAGGGGGGGATCAAAACCAAAGCGCGCCGTACTCGCATGACCAAAAAGAGGCGCGAGCAAATGATGGTACGTGAATTTTGGGATCGAAAGGAACATGCGCCATGAGTGAGATTGAGCTTGGGATGGTATTAGGGGCAGCAGTAGTCGTTATCTCGTTTATCTGTGGAATTGGCATAGTTGCAGCGGCCATGAGAAGCAGCCAAATCAGCCAAAAGGAGCAAGAACAAAATGAGCAGAACTCTAGCGGAATGGATGAAGGAAATTACTGAGTGGCAGGATAGCATTTTCACTCAGGCAACGCCCTTGTCAGCAGCAATTCACCTGACAAGAGAAGCCTTAGAAGTCCAGCAGTCGGTCAAACTCGGTGAAAAAGGGTGGGAACTAGACTTAGAATTGGCCGATGTTTTTCTTCTGACTGTCGGTATAGCACACCTAGCAGGGATCGATTTAGAAGCAGCCATCGACCTTAAAATGTTCCACAACCGTAATCGGACCTGGGGAGCACCGGACGCCGATGGCGTGGTTGAGCATGTGCGGGGGCCGAAGACTCTGGTCGAAGTTTTTGTTTTTGATTCGGAGTCGGAAAATTTAATTAAAAATATTTTTATGGAGGATGAAAAATAAATGCCTGTTGGAAGATTGAAGTTCGGTGAGAAGATGATACAGAGAACTATTTTGCTTCTTCCAGAGGAAATGGAGAAGATTCAAAGAATTGCCGATGAAGGCAAACTCACTGTAAACGATATTTTTCGTGTTTTAATTTCGGAAATTCCAGCAAATGCTCGCTATGGCATTGTTAGATTGGATGGAGATACCCATGTACAAACTGACTGAGCGGTTTACTTCGCGAGACGGGGTAATGAAACCGGACCCCCGCGAATATGGCATGACCCAACACGGACTCGATGTTGTTGGGGCCGAGAAAGATGATCTGGGTGGGGCAACTCAAATCTTTACCCGCATCGACGGGGGACCTGGCAAGAACACACGCTACTTCACACGTAACAATGCTTTGAATTTTGTGCGCGAGCCAAAGCCAGAATCGGGCTGGTGTGTCTGGGATATGACCCACGACAACGCGGGCTATAATCCTGATGAGGGACAGGTAGGTTGGTGGAATGCCGCTGTAGACGGTCAAGAGAGCGATGTGGCTGATGACATAGGGCTACCCCACTCCTGGCATGTATCGACCTTCCTGGTCTTCACCTGGGCAGAGGGCGATGGCAACTCTGGGCCGGAAGTGCCAACGCCACCCGACCTTCCAACCGGAAAGCGCGCTACTCTGATCACGACAACCTATGATGAGCAGGAAAAGCCTGTTCACACACTCATATTTTACTCGGATGGTAGCTATGAGGACTCGACTATCCATGCCAACTAAATACCCTGAACACGAAAAATTAGAAAAAATAAAAGATTTTTCGCAATCGTGCGGAGAGTTTTTGGACTGGCTTCAAAATGAGAAAGAGGTATTTCTCTCTGTCTATTTTGAGAGTGGATGGCAGAGAGACGAAGGTTTTCTCTATCGTTCTGGCTCGACAGTTCAAGACCTTTTAGCTGAATTCTTTAACATCGACCGTGAGAAGCTGGAAGATGAAAAGATGGCAATGCTGGAAGAACTCAGATCACGCCGGTTTACCCCACAGATTCCAGAGATTAAGGAGATATTATGAATCTTCTAGGCGTACATGATCGGGAGGCGGCGAGCTTTTCACCGCCTCAGACCTGGATACTCGACACAATTTCTTTGGCGGAGAATCCAACGCCACCACAATACGATCCAGATCACTCTTGGATTATCAGAGCGAATTGGGGCTATGGCTCTACCGGAACTATTCCTCTTGATCCGGCAGACCAAAACACCTATATCACTCGTCTAATGGGCTATCTCAAGCGTTCACAAAATGTTAGCCGCATAGTCATAGGCAATGAACCGAATTTGCCGAGAGAATGGCCGAACAATCAGCCGATCTACCCAAATCTTTATGCTGATTTCTTTCGCCGGTGCCGAGATACGGCTTATGACCAGTTCGGGACAAAATATAAATTTTTTATTGCAGCCGCCGGACCCTGGAATGACCAACTCAAGTATCAGGGAAATCAGAATGGTGACTGGATAAAAAATTTTTTAGACACCATCACAGCCTGTCAGGGAGAGCTTGACGGGTTTAGCATTCACAGTTACACGCATGGCTACAATGTCAGTTTGGTTACGGCGCAAACCTTTATGGATGCTCCGTTTCAGAACCGCCATTACGATTTCCAGACCTACCATGACTATCTCAATGCCATCCCAGATAGCTTTTCCGACCTGGAAGTGCATATCACAGAGACAAACGGAGGCAAGAATTGGCAGGCTGTTGGGCTGATTCCGGCAATGGCAGCCGACATCGATACTTATAATCGGGGAGCAACCCACAGAAAAATAAAAAGTTTAATTATTTATCGCTACCCAAACTATGATGAGTACCATTTCAAGGGAATTACTCCTGTAGAGAAGGAATATCTGGGGGCTGTAGCGAAAAATTTTAAGTCCCCAGAAACCGTCAAAGAACCAACTACGCCAACCGGACCGACCGTGCCGAATCCACCGGTTCCGCAGCCGCCACCAATCCCAGAAAAATTAGTGGCAGGAAAACCAACTACGATTGTTCAGGCAAGTATCCTCAATGTGCGTGACAAACCTGGCACGGAGGGATCAAAAATTATCGGGACGAAAAAAATGGGCGATAAAATTTCTGTCCTGGATGAAAAGGAAATTAGTGGCGACTGGTGGTATCAGATCGGGCCAAACCAGTGGGTGATTTCTGAATGGACAAACAGGCCACACGCCGCCCAACTGAGTGACTGGCAGCGAGCTAGAAAATTTACGGGTGGATGGGAAGGCGGATTCCAGAACTTAAGTTGGGACCCTGGCAACTGGACCGGCTGCGATGTGGGAAAAGGAGACCTGATCGGAACAAATTTTGGCGTTTCGGCCTGTTCTTACCCGAAATTAGATATTAAAAATTTAACCAGAGAGCAAGCCGACGAAATTTTCTATCGGAACTACTGGCTAAAGACGGGCTGCGACAAACTCCCTTTCCCCATGAATCTGATTGTCTATGATACTGCGGTGAACTTCGGCGCGACAACGGCGAGTTACTGGCTGGAAAAAAGCGGGGGTGATCCTCTTATATATATAGGGTTGCGGCTTAAGGGCTACCGCAACTCAAAAGCATGGCCGCAAGCGGGCAATGCCTGGATAGATAGAACAGTGGACTTGATCGGGGAAGCGACTCAGATATGAAAGATGACTCAGATATGAAAGATATAGCCGTTAACCTAATTCAAGAAACTCTGGAACCGGATAATGATGGAGCAGCGGGGGCATTGTTGGCGGTGATTTTGGAGTATATGGTTTTAGAGGACGATGACGAGTTTACAAAAGAACGCAAGCAGAAAGATGCTGAAAAAGTCGCCTACCTTGATCGAGTCTATAAAGAACAGAAAATACTTGAGCAACAGATAGATGAAATCTTATCAGGTCACACAATAGACACGCCGCTGTTCCCCTGCTAAATTAAGAGCATGAAAGACGAACGGGAACAAGATGGCATATCGAGCAATGTTTGATGAGCGTAGAGAGTTTGGAATCGAGTTGGAAGGATTTGGACTCGAACGAGAGCAGATATATCAGGCTCTAAGACCTCTAAGACAGAAGGGCGCTTATGCTTCTGTAGGGGAGAAATTTAATAAAAGAATATGGGAATGGGTAATCGCTCAGGACAGTACAATCAAACAGCCTTACCCACTCGAACTTATCTCTCCTGCTCTGAACGGTGTAAAAGGATTGCGACAAATTAAGAGAATATGCGACGTTCTGAACAAGCTGGAGATACAGACGAATGAAAATTGTGGGCTGCATGTGCATTGGTCTGCTGGAGATTTTACCGGAAGACACATGATCAACCTGCTGCGACTGTATGGAAAATATGAAAAAATTTTAGATTTTATTTTTCCTCTATCGCGCCGTGATGATCAAAGCCCATTCGCCCACAGTTTACTCCGAGATGGAAGCACAGCTTGGCTTTATCGAGAGGGTGTCTTTCGTACCCACGCCTACCAACTGGCTAAAGACTTTGAAAAGACCCAAGCAACGACTAATACAAGTAGCTACCCAACAGCACGACATCATAAGGTAAACATTTGTGCCTATAATAAATACCGCACAGTCGAGTTTAGGCAGCACGAAGGCACGTTTGATTTTGAAAAAATTAAAAATTGGATAGTTTTTTCGCAACAGTTAATCAATCGAGCTAAAGATACATCCGTAACCGAAGGTGTAGCGACCTGGGAAAGTCTGATAAAAACATTGGCCTTGACCGAACCGCAACTCAGAGAATCGATGGACTCGCCTGACAAAGTTTATCTCAGAGAGGCGAGAGACTTTTACCAAAAAATTTATCGAGAAAATAAAAAAGAACTGGAGACTAATCATGCCGTTTACCTGGGATCGTGAGTATGACTTTCACGGAGTTAGCCGACCTGTTTTTGTTATTCCACAGGCATTGGTTGGGCCAGAAGATGATGATGATGATGAAGACGACGACGACGAAGAAGAAGACTGGGGTATTTATCCTGACCCTGGGGTAGAAGATGACTTTGACGACGACGATTTTGATGATGACAGCCTGGTTGATCCAGATGACGACGAAGATGATGGCTATGGGGACGATGCTTGATGGCGAATGAAGATAGATTGACCATCGTCTTGAGAGACGGAACAAAAATTTATTGTTTCGATCCTTTAGGTGTTCTTTTCAAGGATGTTATGGCGGTATTTGATTTGACAGTCCGAGAGGGACAGGAAAATGTCACATTAAACATAAGCGGGGATGAATGGCCTGTTGATTTAGAGATTCCCTGTACGAGTTTGAAGTATGTTGAGTCGCATAAAACCGAGAAGATAAATTTTTATCTGCCTGGAGAAAACTAAAATGGGACGTAAACTGTGGGCGAAAAAGTGGGCAAGAAAACCAAAACGAAGTAGCCGACCGTTTTTCCGGTTGGGTGGGCGAAGAAAAAAATTGTTTGGGTTGTTCTGAGGAAAAAATGAACGGCAGAATTATTAGATATAAGCGACCGGAGTGGACGACCTGGAACACGATCAAAGTCAAAGAAGAAGAAGTTGAAGCGAAAGTAGCCGCATTGCGAGAGCTTGGCTATCAAGTAGAATATTAAAATTTTATATTGTTCTTTGGGCCAATTGTAGCGTTGGCTTTGAAGATAACAACTGAATATAGTATCCGAACGGGAAGTTGAGTGAGTAGGGGGTAAGGTATGTAACCGAAATGAAGTATGCTAGGAGATTGCAAACTGCCGCATATTCTACCAACAATCTCTCTGGAGCCGTGAAATAACGGGCACGGCTTCAGAGAGCTTGTTTTAGGAAAATAAAAATGAAAAAATTTTTAAGGGAGATGTTTGTCTGTATGATTGTAGCTTTGATCGTGGGTGCATCTTGGATGGGGATTTTTCTCTGGGCAATGGCCGGAAAGTAGGGAGAAATGCGAAGTAAATATCTGAGGAAGTTATTGGACTTGATCGCAGAGATGAAACAGGACAAGCGCGAACTTGATTCTCAAGAGAAAGCCTTGCTATGGGCGCTGCGAGCAATTTTAGTTGCCTTTTGGTTCTATCAAGTGGATGAGCTATGGCAACATATCGCGGGCTGGAATGTGCGAAATTCTGACTTTGTAATGGAGGACGCTGCCGAACTGAGCCGTAATTTTTTAGAGGCGGAGGCGGCTGAGATTAGTGCCGCCGATGCCGCAATAGACGAGTACCGAGCCGACCCAACAACGGAGATTCCTTTGGAGGATGCCGTGAAGGAGTGGGAAAGAGGATCGATTGATGAGAGAGTCAAACGAATCTTAGATAAATAAAAATTTTTATTTTTCTTTGCCAATATAGCGAATCTAAGCCCTGCCGGTCCGGCGGGGCTTTTTTGTTTTGCCGGTTGACAGACCACATAATATAATGTATGATGTAGTCAATTCTCACATAAAACCAATAGAACCAGAGAAAGAAACCAGAAAGAATGACTACTATAGTACATGACCTACGGGATACCCTGGAGGGAAAAGAGATCGAGATATATAGATTACTGTGCGAGAACTTGAAGAACTCAGAGATCGCAGAGCGCATGTGCATGCCCAAGCCCACAGTCGAATGGCACTTAAAGAATATATATAGGAAGCTAGGCGTCGAAATGAAGACCGGAGAGGGCAACGGTCAAGCAGCCAGAAGGCGAGCCATGATGTATGCTGGAACCCGAATCGAGCAAGTTGTGAACTATGAGAATAAGACAGAAAAATCTTTTTCTGTCCGTGAGATTCGCACCGCAGCCAAGAAAACAGGTTGCAGCCTAGAACAAACAGCCGACTTAGTTTCTTTTCTGGAGATGGAATCATGATTAGTAAAGAGGGGTACTTAGCCGGACGCGCCGAGCTAACTAAAATTTTAGAGGTTATCGAGTGGGGCTATCCCGATCACGAACTTTTTCCCGAACTGGCGCAAGATATTTTTCTTGGTTTTGATCACGAAGGTAATTTTGGCTGGATTCGAGTCACGACCAATACGCATCCAGAAATTTATTATAGTTTTTTGGGTGAAAGTTTTGAGGAAGCAATGGCGGCGGCACTTCTCTTAGTTGAAAGGGACTGAAAAATGTACCGACTTTATAACGAATATGGCGCAGCAAATTTTCCTGGGGGGACACTCTCAGATCGTGTCGCTAATCTTATCCAAGAATTTTTAGTCGAACATCCCGACGCTGATTTGAACGATGTTGAGAACATTGTTGGTCAAACTGCTGGAGCCGTCTTAGCCGAGAAACGCTTACGCTATGCCAACAAAACTCGACTGGCCGAACTAGCTTTGAAAGCCAAAAATTCTGGGGCTTGACAGGTCACATAATGTGATGTATGATGTAGTCAGAAACGAGCAAGAAAACCTAGAACCAGAGAGAGAAAAATAGAATGAGATACAAAATAACGGTTGTTGCAGTAGCGGGGGAAAATCCACTGACAGGTGAGTTTCAGCCAGAGCAGATTGAGGTGGTTGTGGTCGATGCTGCTTCACCGCACAATGCACGAAATTTAGTGCCTGTTTTCATGAAGATGAGCGTCAAGGGTCAATTGCTACGCTTCTATCACGATGGGCAAGAAATCTTATGAGCTACAAAATCCAAGAAAGTTACGTAAACCGGACGAAGGGCTATCACTACGAAGATTCAGCCATTACCGAAACTTACATCGAATCTTTGGGGGAGCTTTTCAAGCGATGCCAAGTCGAATTTGGTCGCTGTGAAGGCAAGATATTTATTGAGGGCATTTCCCAGAGTGAGCCGCTTCAAGTCGGTTGGATTTTTGTTCGCAGCCGAGAATATGAAGGACTAGGACGCTACTACGAAGGGGATCGCACCTATATCCAAGAGGTTTGGGTCACAGTCTTTGCCGATGATGGCGACTAAACTTTTAAGAATTAAATTTTTTCTTCCTACACAGAAAGAGGTTACAGAATGAGCGCATTTGTATGTAGTGCCAAGCATATCGGAACCGTTGCTCAACGGGTGATTGAAAAGTTTCAAGTCGCGGGCAAGCCAGTCAGTGTGAGCGACTTTGCTGAAATGATGGCAAAACTCAACATCGAGTCGGTTGAATATCGCTACGATGAGCCAACCGATCCAAAAGAGTTAAGCGCGTTCATTGCCGAATGCCGCGCAGCAGCCGACAGCCAGGAAATCTGGAATGAGAAAATCAGCGATGCGCGGTTGTTGGGCGCTGTGTCCTGTTTTCTCTACCAGTCTTGCGAATCAGATGCTTGCTACGCAAGCGAAACATATCGAATGGTGCAGCGTCTTGAGAATTTCTTAGAGGGAAATGGCGTCAAGAGCGAAGGCTGGAGTATCTAACCAGAAAACCAGGGACACAGAAAAAGTCTTCCAAATCGGTGTCGAGAGCGACATTTTTTCCTAACCGAAGACACAGAAAACCGTCCCGATCTACAACTGAATAATTACCAGGGATTGAAGATGGAGAGTCGCAGATTCCTATGCCTCACACAGCCGGATGGCGGGCATATCGTTTAATGACGTAAAGACAGCAATCCCGAAAAAATCCAAAGATAAAATTTTATTCTCAGGAGAAAACCATGCCATACATGACTTACACCGACGAACGAGCATTTGAGGGGATCGAGATCGAAGACATTTCCAAAATCAAGTATATCAAGAATCCGGTTCTTTGTCCGGTCTGTAAGGGTCACGGTCACTGGCATCTGAAAATCGATGCCTATGGGCCAGGAATACATTTCGATGCCCATTGTTTCCAGTGTAATGGATGGGGCTATGTCGAAAAGGGTAGCAATAGTGAAACCTGTATTCACACCTTTACCGAAAAGAACATTGGCCGCTGTTTGCACGAACACACCTGTAGCAAGTGCGGTGAAAAGCGCGTTGTCGATAGTAGCGACTAGAAAATAAAATTTTCAGGAGAAAATAAAATGTCAAAACTTATCAAGGGTGAAAATCTGACGCTGAATCAAATCAAACAGGTCAAAGCAGCTTTTGTCCATCGTCCAACTACCGAGAACAACTACCCGAAGCGCAATCCTTACGGGATAAAAATTCCGGCAGTCAGCGATGAGCAGTGGGTCAAAGAACATGCCTTTTATATTGATGCTAATGGGAGTTTGGCAAGCAAGCCGAATTATTGTGAGCCTTTTTACTTAGCAGATTAGGAGCCAGAAAATGCAATTCATCCGAGTCGAGAGCATCCAGGGAGATCAAATGTTCGCTATTTTCGAGATCAGTCGAGAGGAATATGCTGCAATCATTACTGAACGCAATGAGCGTGCCGAGCGCGAACAGCAGAACGAAATCGACCGTGAGCGTGAGCGACAGTGGTATCAAGTCGAGCCAGAAGAAAACTTTTAATTTTTTTGGGGGAAAATAAAATGTTCAAGACAGGGGATCGAATTCAGGTTGATAAAGAGTTTGGCAAGACAGTCACAGCGACCATCTTAGAAATTGACTATCGCAATGGTACGAACATTGCCAAAGTCCGTCGCGATGATACAGGTCAAGAAGATATTTTTGCCTGGAATATCTATCAGGATGAAATCTCTGTAAGAATTGCCACGTCACAGCCGACAGTGACAATGACACAGCAGGAATTCGATAGGAAGATCGCTGATGCCACCGCAGAGGGCTACAAAACGGGCTACACAGTGGGTTTTGATGAGTGCTATCGCAGCGAATACAAAGGACTGCTAGAATGACTAACTTTGGAACACCTAATCCGACAGTCGAGAAAACGCGGGCCATCCGCCATCTGTGCGCCAAAAAATTTATTCCGGTCTTTGAACGGGTTGTCATTGAGGAAAAATGGCTGACACCGAGAGTAGGCGATTTGAGATATATTCGCCATAGCTACAATTACTTTAGCCCAACGCCGACCAGCAAACCGAAAACACTCTGGGCAATCGCCAGAGCACGACGGGCGAAAGTGGGGCAGTTAAAACTTTTATGAAAAAATTTATATTTTTTGTTTTATTGCTTTGCTCTGGTTGTGTCCAGCCAAATGCGGAGAGTGTCACCTATGCGAATCAGGAATATGTCAATAGTCACATTGCCCGACATATCGATTCGGAGGCAGGGGTAGTTTGTTGGGTTTATCTGGCGACAGGGGGAGTTTCCTGTCTTCCCATTTCCCAAACAAAATTGGGGGAGAAAAAATGAGAAAAAAATTTTTAGTTTTGGTATTGATTTTGCTTGGAGGGTGCGGTTATTCCGGCAACGGCAGCCAGGACAGTCCGGTGAAGGCCAAGCCCATGATTATTGAGAGTACAGATGGCAGCCGCTATAATTGCCAGGGGATCGATGCTTTAAGTTATGGGGGCTATACCAGTGTGAGCGTCTTTGACTGTGAGAAAATTAAGGATTAAAAAATGAAAATTTTACTCTGTAACTGTCGTATTTGTCGCTATGTTCGTCGCAATGGCAAAGAGCAAGATTCTCGTATTCGCCACCTACGCAAAGGAGCGCGCAGCCGAGTCCGGTGTTTATTGGTTCAGGGCAAGTATGACAGTTTACCAGAGAAAATTGCCATTGGCTACACAGATTAAAAATTTTTATTTTCAGAAAAAGACCGGAGATCGAGAGATTTCCGGTCATTTGTTTGCAGGTCCGGCGCTCGCCGGTTTTGGGTATTGACAAATCGCACGCGTGCGTATATGATAGATGTAGTTATCCGGTCACACAATCACTAGAACCAGAGAAAGAAGTCACAGAATGAACACAGCAGCTACCCTAAAAGCAGTCGAGTTAGAGAAATTTTTAGTTCGCGCATCCGCGATTAGCAAAGCGTTGGGCTATGTTTCCAACAGTGAAGTCAAGGGAACGGACAAGAAAAGCACAGCAATGTTGGCGCTCGATTGGGCGGACGACTTCAAACCAACAGAGATCATGAGTCTCACGTTTGACTATTCGGACAAAGTTGTGGGCAAAGAGGTGGCGGAATGGATGGCGGGAATCGATACCAGCCATATCGCAGCCGATAGCTATCTTTTTAACTTGGCTCATATCGGTGTAACCAAGACAGTCACAGAGCGCACGATGGGCTATGCGGCAAGTGCGATCAAGGCTTTTGAGAAAGAAAAAAATAAAGGCGCAGAAGAAAAAATTTCTCTGAATGAGATTGCGAATTCTCTGGGGAATCCAGGTACAAAACTACAGGGAATCAAGGTGATATTTGTGGGGAAATCGCAGTTTGATTCTAGGTTCGGGGTTTGCCATAAATATCAGTTTGAAAATGGCGCGGGTCATAAGATTGTTTGGATGACTTCGACTGAGTTGACTAATCTGATTCAGGGAAGCGCGTATACTTTAGAGGGAACGATCAAGGAATATTCGACCTATCGGGGAAAGCACGAATGCCAGGTCACGCGGGCCAAAGTGCGGTAGCTTCAAGGGATCGGGGATCAAGGAAATCGCTCAGAGAAATCTGAGCGATTTTTTATTGGGGAAAAATTTTTTATTTCAGGGGATCAGGAAATCTAATCCGGTTGGGGGATCGGGGATCATTCGATCAGGGGATCAAGGGATCGTCCGAAAGGATGAGGGGATCAAGGAATCTCGCGCTTCAAGGGATCGGGGATCGATCAGGGAATCTCCAGCTTCAAGGGATCAAGGGATCAAGGGATCAAGGGATCAAGGGATCAAGGGATCAAGGGATTTGCGGAGCTTCAGGGGATCAAGGGATCGGGGATCAAGGGATCGCGGGCACAGCTTCAGGGGATCGTGGGTAGGTGTAGGATATGCACGCGTTCAGGGATTCGTGGGTATATACAGGTTGTAGGCCAAAATAAAAAATTTTTTGACACGGGCATTATATGTATTCAGCAGTATAGCGAGTGGGGGCCGTCGCCGGTTGGGTACGGCACGTTTTTTCCGCCGGTCCAGGCAGGTCCGGCGTTGACTATGCGAAAATATCAGGTAAAATCTCAAAAATTTTCCAAAGATAAAATTTTAAGTTCGCCGCAACTGGAACCGGATCGCCCACTGGCGAATCGCTCGAACCGAACCATTCGCCGCGCCAGTTGCGAACCGTTCGCCCATAACCGGAACTGGATCATTCGACAGTGGCCCACAATCGCCACGCGTGGCGGTTCGAGTGAATGAGCTATAGCATTCGCCACGCGTGGGCCATTCGCCGCGCTATAGCTCGTCTTCTGGCGACTGTGGGCGAACCGTTCGCCAGAAGTGGCCCACAGTTGCTATAACTGGAACCATTCGCCCATAATCGCCGCTATAGCTAAATAGTGGAATAGTAGCGCGAATTCCGCGCCTACAATCGATTGTGGGCCAAAAAATCGCCCATTGTAGGCCACTTCTGGAATAAATAGTAGACTGATCAGTTTAATCGCCAGAAGTGGCCTAAAATCGCCAGAAAATGAACTTTACATAACAATTACTCATTAAATGAATAATCATAAAATAAGTTAACCGCAGTTTTGCGCGTGGGCGAACCGCTCGAATACAAAACGAATGCGCCACTTCTGGCGCATTCTGGTTCGAGCTATTCGATTGTGGCGGTTCCGGTTCTATGGTTTGCGGCGATTCTTAAAACCATAGATGTAGATTGTTTGGGCGATTACGGTTACAGCAAAAATTAGATAGAGTATAGTTTGCGCGGTTTGCATTTTGGCGATCTTCTTTCTGTGGTTTAAGTGGTTCCGGTTCTGTGGTTCCGGTTCGCCAGTTGCGAACCGGAACCAGTGTTTTAGTTGTGGCCTACGCGTACAACTGGCGAATCAGTGTATCTATCGAATCCGCGCTAGTGGCGCAAGTATTGAACTGTGTGCCATAAATTCGATTGTTTGGATCGAACGCTGAAGTATCGATAGAGATAGAATAAACTTTGATTCCATTCTTTCTAAGCGCGTCTACCATTCGTTTTGTATGTGCTTCAGCGGTTCGTCCGTCATAATCCCAACCGCGTCCATTCGGCGCGCCGTCACTTACAACGATCATGATCTTCTGGCGGTTTGTGGTGACGAACTTTTTAGAAAGTTCATACAAAGCATAACCATCGCGATTGTAAGCATAGCTATATTTGTAATGCTCGTAATTGAATGAATGTAATCGCCGCGCCAGTGTAGAAAGTGATTCCGCTGAATTCTTGAAAGAATACAGTTTTAGTTGCTTGTTAGTTTGATTCGGATCGCTTGTGTGCCCATAAACAGATACAATCGCTTTTCCGCTTTCTAGACCAGTGGCCGCGCCTAAAATTGCCTTGCTCGCGTCGATCAGTTTGACGGTTCCATTGTCGCCAAAATCTGTCATAGAACCGCTACAATCCATAATAAGCATACACTCGAACGGTTTAACTGTATCTTGTGCGATTCGAGTAGCAAACACTTTCTGGTCAGTAGCGATCCTGTATAACTGGCGCATATTTCGCCCACGCGTTTTTTGTTCGCCATAACCTATATTCGCGTTGGTTCGTTGACGAGCTATTTCAGAAAGTTTAGTATAGCGGCGATCCATTTCGAGCGATTCCGTACCATACTCAACAATCTTTTCTATGACAATGTGATCGTCTAAACTTGGACGATATCCAAGTTCGGTAGATAGCTCGTCATAGTAGGGAAGTGGGCCATTCTCGCGATTCTCGAATGTGTCAATCTGTGGAATAACCGATTCCGGATCGAATTCTGGCGATCCGCTTGAATCAGAATGGCCCACTTGCGGATCATTCGATTCTGTCGGTTCCGGATCATTGTCTTCTGGTTCTAGTTCGCCAGTCGAACCGGAATCTGATTCGTCTTCTGATTCGTCTTCTGATTCGTCTTCTGATTC